GTAACGCAACTGTGCGTTGAAGTCTGTCCAAGGCAGGTAATACAGCGGAATGCGCGAGTTCCCCCAATAGAGGATTACATTCAGCACATCAACAGTATTGTTGCCTTCGGGTAAGTCTGCAAAGTCGATGGTTTCGACGTTATACGGCGCGGTGTGGTTTTGCAAAACACGATTGCACCCTGTGTCTCGGACAAGGGTGTTGCGCCCATCGTTTATGTAGTCCGTTAATTCTGCATTCGTCCAGAAATTAGCATTAACGTCATGTAATAAACGCCGGGTCTGAGTAATGTAGCCAGACAGCGTATCTGCCATGATTAAGCATTAAAGTTTGCAACTTTCGCCGCACCCTTTGCTTTGGGCATTGGGGCGGCTACTCGTTCCACCACTGGGGCTGACAAGTGGACGGTTTTAGAAGACTCTTTAGAAAATGAAAATTCAGCCAGCTTTTGCATTGCTGCATCAAACTGGTTACTCATCTTCATCCATCCAAGCCTAACTAGATACGGCTCTTTATCATCATCGCCATAACCAAAGATATGCTTTGCTGCAATTTCTGGAATCTCGACTTCTTTCCCCGGCTCAAAGTGGTACACCGTACCATCCAAGCCATCGGAAAACTTATCAGAACCATTATTGCGAACAAAGATCGTGGTCATAGCGAGACAATATCTCCATAAAGGGCAACATCGCAAGTAACTGCGGCGTTGACCGAACAGTTGACATACAGCACTCGGGCAGTTTGAACGTCAGTATTAGCAGCAGAAGCCAATGTCAGATCATCAAACTTTGTAGAGCCAGTTGCAGCACTCAAAGCCTGATCCGCAGCAATAGCAGTGCCTCCACCGCTTGCGGCGGTGAAGACACCCACATTGGCACCACTTGCATTACCACTGAAGTTAGACAGAACTATCCGACGCACAATGTACTTCGTTGCGGCTTGCGCAACCAGAGTCGTGACATCGCCGGTAGCAGCTAGGCTTACACCTGTCTGCTCTGCCAAACGATAGTTGCCAAACGAGTCTGGATACGACCGACCGACTGCATTTGCGTCCATAGCTCCCCCTTATGCGTAGGTTTCGCCAGCAGCCTGACCGCCGTTGATATCCAACAGCGTCACCGTTGCATTGCCAGAAGAATTCTTGGCATACACGTTGACACCATCCGAAATCACTACGCCACCTGTGTTAGATGCCATAACGGTTGCGTTAGACGAACCGTTGTAAGCCAGCACAGTGACGTTAGCCGACGGGAACATGACGTAGATACCTGCCGGAATGACAGTGCCATTGCCCGAATCGACTGCGGTAACAGTAACGGTCTGGAAATAGGCACCCGGAGTATTGCTCTGAGCGCCAGCCAGAATGATTTTATTAGTAGCAAGAGACATGATTTCCTCCTTACAGGCTCAAAGAGTTGTAGCCCGTAATCTTCGTCATGGCTTTCGGCTTGGTGTTTACCAGTTCTGCAATCATCAGAACTGCACCAACGTAGCCAATCTGGAAGTTCGGAAGCGTGGACTCAAAGCCAGTGAAGGCGAACGATGCCTGCTCATGGATATAGAGCGAGAGATAGTTCGTGTTCAATAGGTAAAGAGTACCTTCCGGGCAATACGGGTCTGGATAGATCGGCACACCGGCTACCATCAAAGCGCGGAAAGCCGCCTGTGGGCCGTTGGCATCGCCATCAAAGCCGGAGCCGGGAGTGATCATGTAGTTTTCTTGACCTACATAATCTTGCGCCAGCAGCGTCCAAGTACCAAAGCCGCAAACACCAAAGGTCGGTACTTCAGCGCCGTTCTTCACGGTGCCGGAGATGTATTGCAGTACGTTCTGACGGGTTGGGTTGACCGAACCTGCCGCATACTGCTTCGACTTCCACCAAGTGTTTGAGCTACGGTTAATGTTTCCGTAGGTCGCAGTGCCAGTACCATCGTCAACCGCAGCCGGTAGGCCGATAAATTGCTGGTTGTTGGTGGTATTGGTGTACAGCGCAGTTGCCATCGAATCCATCATGACGTTGGTCGCGTCGTTCATACGCGCTTCGATCAGAGGAATGATTGCATAGTCTTGCTGAACTGCACCTTCCATACCAAGGAACGGTACAGGAGACACTAGCAGCTTCAGGTTAAATTCAGCTTGGTAAGCACCTTGCTGAACGGAAGGCTGTGCGAACGAACCGGAATAGTCCGACCACTGAGCATTCACGAATTGGGAACCCTGAACCGGAACCGAAACTGACGACACACCGCCGGAGGCAGTCTGTGAGTTAGCAATCAGTGCCGCCATCAGGGGCGTCGAGTTGTAGATTTGCACGACCAACTTCGGGATAAATGCCCGACGAGTGACGTAGGTCAACTCGTTGTACTGATTAGTACCCGAAGCCGGAAGAATGCCGCCACCAATAGGCATAATTTACCTCCGAAGTTTAAAAAATAGCCCCTTACAAACCGATAGGCTTGGGATTCTTGCGAAGCTCAGCCAAAGCCGCAGCCGCATTTTCACGAGCCGCTGCCACCGGATTCTTCATATAACCCTTAATGTCCATGCGTGACATTACAGGTTGTGGATAACCGGGTGTCGGTACTGCCGACTGCTTCATGTGACGCCAGTAATCCGCAGCCGTCTCATGGTTTGCAATACCTTTTTCGGTCATCAATTTCTCAATTTCAAGGACGTCATCATCAGACTGTGCCACACCCGTTTCTTTTAGCTTGGAACGGCGACGAGACAGTTCTTCACGCACTTCACGGGCGCGGAGTTGCTTTTCAAGCTCATCCACACGCCTTTCTGCTGCCGAAGTACGTTCATTAACCATCGCTTCCATTTCCAGTTCTGGCACAGGCAGTTCAGGATTGACTTCCTTTGCCAGACGTAGAAACTGATTGCGAGTTTTTGGATTAGAAGACAGACGCTCGGAGAGCGCTGCCAACTCCGCAATTGCTTCAGAAGAGTAGTTTTCCAGACTCATGATTAGCCCCTTAATGAATTAGTAAATCTTTTTTGTGTCGCCCGGCTTGCTCATGGTCATGGCGTTGCGCTTACCAGTTTTGCTGGCATTCGACAGGCCACCCATTTCCGAGAAACGTGGGGTGTTGTAAATCTGACCATTCATTTGCGAATTGTCAGTAGGGCGACGCACGGTCATTGCGCCTTTAGGCTTAAACAGTTCCATAGTTACTCCTTACATTGGCAAAGGTGGTGCGGTAGTTCCCGCGATAGGCGCTGATAATGCTTCTCTTTGCCCCGGCGTCGCGCCACCAGCCTGCGGCAAAGACTGAATCATTTGGATAATTTCTGAAGGCATCAGGCGGCGTGTGTCTGCCTCGCGCTCACCGAAGCGACGAGTAATCTCAGCAACGACCTTTTCAATGGTTTTGCCTTCAGGTGTTTCCATCGGGAAGACGCCCATTGCCTGTTGCAACATATCCAGCGCCATCATGATGTTAAGACGCGCAGCTTCTTCTTCACCGCGCTTTGGTTCTGGTGTGCTGAGTGGACTTGCCATAGGTGCGGTGGCTTCATCCTGCTCAAAAGCCGTTGGCATTTCCATCTCATCGTCCATGCCTTGATCAGCCTTGAGCATGTCCATCATGTCTTTAGGTTTCACAGCCATTCGGCACTCCTATGTTGCGCGAACGATAGATATAAATTAGCTATCGCGTCAACTAAAAAAAGGGGCAAAATGTTTGCCCTGTATGGTTTTACTATCGTCCTGTTGTACGGGTGGGCGAATTACGGGTTGCACCACGAAATGCGTTGCGGCTAAAACTCATCGACGGAGGCTGGCGGGTAGAGGCAATATCGCGCTGTGTCATGCGCGGTTGATCACCCGACTTCAGCATTGATCCAGAATTCATCGCGCCAGAGTTTTGGTTCATTGCACGGCCCTCAATGGTGGTTGTTCAGGTTGCGCTTCTGCTGCCTGCGGTGCTTTCTGTGCTTGCATCATTTGCTGCATCGCTGCCGCCGCTTCAATCGCTTTGACCTCTTCGACCAAGCGATCCTTCATCGGTGGCTCAACCATCTCCAGCAATGCCGACTTACTGATTGCGCCAGCATTGTACAGGCTGAATGCCAAATCTCGCGCATCTTCCATGAAAATTGGACTATTGCTATGCGCATCCACTTTCACAACAAAGTCATTAGTAAACTGTGCGGCTATGAACTCGTTACCATCCTCATCTTTGTACTTGGTATCGTCATACACCATCATCATTTTCAAGTACATGGTTGCCATCTTTTCAAGGCTGTCTTCGATGGTCAAGGCACGTTTCTTGGCACGGGAGGAGCCGAGTCGCGCCAGTTGCGACGCATGGCCTTGGCTACGAACGCCGGTTTCACCTCGACCTGACAGCACACTGGTAATGCCAGAGGCTTCAGCAAACATGGCGTCAATCTCACCAAGCTCGCGGAACAAGTCGTTCGGAATGTTTGGCGTAAATTCTTCTACCTTGGCGTTAGGCATATCGGACGCCACCATGCCGTTGGCACGATTAAGCGCAAACATCTTTTCATCCAAGATACCTTGGAAGCCAATAAATGCCTTGGGAGGATTGACTTGCTTGTCGAGCAACTCAAGTATCTGTCCGGTGCGCTTGTTACGCATCTCTTGCAGAAACACAAGACGCTGCACCTCAGACTGACCATAGTAGTAATCGTATTGCGGTGACGGGCAAATCTGAATGAAGGGCTGTTCACCTTCCAAGAACAGACTCTTTGATGCTCTGTCGTAAATAACGATGTCTGGATCAGCAATGGTGACGCAAATGTAATCATTGATGTGATCATCAAATAGCCACAGCTCACGCATCTTGACGGTTGGTTCCGCAATCTGCGGTGTGTACGTCATGTTGCCAGCCAAGTTCATCTGCACATTACCGTAGATCGTAGGATCAACGGCAGACGTAACAAGGCGCTCAACGCCTTCTGGATACTTCTTGGTTTGTTGTTCAGCCAACGCAATGCGACTTAGAATCTCATCACGTTTCTCATGCGAGTACAGGCGCGAGTAGAGTTCTGATTTAGTCATGTAGAACTCTTGCACCATTGCCTCTTGGCGGTCTGTGTACGGTGTGTCTTCACGCAGCACACCGAAGACGCTTGGTTCCACCATGTACGGGTGGATGCCATTACGCCAGATCAGTTTGACAAAGGTGGAGTTGTAGCAGAACGACCAATTTAATGCGGCACCAAAGACCTGATCAGCATTACTTGCCATCCAGTAGTCATGCAGTGCGGAAGTAAGTGCAGGAACCTTCTTCTTAAAAACCTCTGGCACTGATGCGCCCATCTTGATAGAGAAGCGCGTACTATCTGCCGAGTACATGAAGGCAGACAGTTGATCAATGTGCGGATAGATTTTGTTGAAGTGTGCGGGTGGAGAGTTCTGGTCTGCACCGAAGAGATAGTAAGAGCGCAGGGTGGAGTATTGCGCTTGACGCTCACCTTGTGACACCAAGCACTTTTGCATGATGTCCACATAGAACGCTTGTCTATCGACAGGACTCTCAGGAATTCTCATTTCTGTATCGTCAAGTTTTCGTGATCAGCATAATAAGAGCCAATCTTAGGGCCGCTAAGATTAGCGCCAGATTCCTTCACCGCCCGAACACCTGATACGGATTCGCCAGCAATCGAATTCAAGTTGTAGCCGCCCAACTCCGCAGGCGATCCCCACCGGGGTGCGAACGGATTATTTGGCTTGGCATAGCGCGGCGGTTGCGCTTCACCCTCTCTTGTTGATTTAATATCGCTCATATTGAAATCCAATGCAAGCTGATTTAGCGTTTTGTCATTGTGACGGGTCGCATCGCTCTTCATGCCGACCGGCTGCAAGAATACCATTTGCACATCATCACACCCTGCCGGACACTTTGCCTCAAACCCTTCAAAGAATCCATGTACCGGACACTTGTAGTCGTGTAATACAGCCATCTAGCCCCTCACTTCTTTAACAATGGTGGTTTTGTATAGTCGTACTTGTTAATTGGTTTAACAGACAGGCCGATTTTACCGTTTGTCAGTTCCAAAGTGTACCCACGCTTCAAGGTTTTGCCAAATTCCTTGGGTGGGTGGTAGTCGAGGATCATTCTTCCGGCAATATCCATGCGCATTCCAGCCTGTCCGTCTTCCAAAGCCTGCAAAGCCTTGCTAATTCGGCGCTGTGTAGTCTCAGAAACAGGCATTTTTTGCTCAAAAAAGGCCTTTTTCATGTTCCGATAGTCCACTCCAGCTAACTTGGCAAAAGCAGCCATTGAGTAGCCTCTGCGCCTGTTTTCGCGCATATTGTGCAGTCTTTTCTTGATTTCAGCGATTGGAAGTACCGTAATCATCAAAAACCCAAGGCTTTTAGGTAGTTTGACACCTGTTTTTGCACTTGTACCTGCCCATTATGGCTATTTTCGTCGGTTTTTTCCTCTTTTTTGCCTCTCATTACCCGATTTGCGATCAATCTAGGCTGTAATTGCTCAGCAAATGCAGCAGCAGCCAGTGCTGACGCGATCACACGGTCATCTTTTGACCTGCCAGCGGCTGCAATTGTGCCGCCATCCCGCACAATGCCCTTCATCTCATCAATACATTCCTGAGAATAGATGTTCATCATGCCGCGCTCGAAGTAATCCTTCAGATAATTCAGCATTCGTTCCTTGGAAGAGTGGGTTGTCACCCATCCAATGCTGTTTGATATGCCAAAACTATCGTTCCTGCGCCACAGATAGTGCTGCATGTTGCCTAAAACGTCATTCAAATGCCGTGCTTCTGAGGCTGGCAGTGACATGGCCTGCCTTCTTAGGTTCCGCATCTCGTTAATCACGGCCTGACCGGGGCCGTTGACCTCCAAGTTCAGCAGCGAATTGCCGTAAGCGCCTGCCAAATAGCAGATCACCCACGCAAACTGAAAGGTGTTTAGCTCAGAAGTGGCAAATTCTGCCACCTGATCCATGCCATCGGCATAGCAGCGGTATACCTGAATGCAAAATCGGTCTGCCCAATCCGACGAACCATACGCCGGATCAGCGCCAATGACGTAATACGCGCTGGCGACTGGCTCTTCCCAAATCTTTAACGTCGCTAATCGCTCGGTACTTTGGATTAACGTCGTGTCTTGGAAGTTAGCACCCATGCTAAAGCGGTAAGGAATGAAGGGTGATCGCTTAGCTTCCTTCATTGCATCGGTACAACGGGCGGTAGAGAAGAAGCTACTTCCCGTCATCACAAAGGCGTAGTCCTCTGTGGGTGGGAATTCCTGATACATGAGGCCATCGTCCTTCAAACCTTCATGCAGCTTCCAGCGCCACCATGCAATCTGCCGAGAGTTGACCTCGAAGTTGTACATCTTCCTGATGTCCTTCGTCCACTCCTTCTCTTCAGGCGACAGCTTGCCATCCCAATAGGTCTTGTACACATCCGACTTGGGATCAGCGGTATAGAGTTGGTTACGCCACCAGCCACAGAAAATGGCCTTCTGTGTTCTCGCTCGTTTGGCAGTTGTCCACATGTCGTGAAACATGTTGAAGCCTCGCGCCGTACTCTCAAACATGTAGTAACGCAGCGGGTTGGTTTCAGCCAAGGATGCCAAAAGCGACGCTAAGCCTTCTTCGTCGCCCCATGAAGACGTTTCCGTGCCATGCAAGAAGGTAATGCCCTTGCCTCGACCCAATCCACCTTTGGCGCGAGTACCTGCCACCTGATAAAACATGCGGCTTCGGTTTTGCAGCACCAACTGATTGCGGTTGTGACTCATCAGCGGAATCTTGTACTGCTTTGGGAGGCCATCCATGTACATGGCTAACGTACTTCTGAACTGTTCCCGGTTTTCTTCGGTATCAGTTGT